GACATCCCAGGTTACTGAAGTTACTCCGCCTGATGCCTGCACATATTCCCCGCCTGATGCTGCCTGCCGTCCGGCCAAGCCCAGTGTGTGCCCGCTGAAGACGGGCCCAACTCTCCCAGGCGGCAAAGCCGCCGTCTCCTTCCGCCTGCGGCGGCCGGACAGCACACACCATTGATATGTACGGCACATACCCCATACATGGACAGCATATACCACCCTCATGGACGCAATAGCCTATGGAATATGCATACCAACATACTCACACATACATTCTTTCTTTCCCATATGGACAGGACATTCCGCATACATGGACGGCACATTCCGCCGATATGGACAAGAACTGTCCAACAGATACTCCGCCTGATTACGGCCTATTTTCTATTCTTTTTCCTCACGAAGAAAGATATAAGGTGTTGATACATCAAGGAACGCTACGCTATTTCCCGAAAAAAAATCCTGAGCGCCCCTGCAGGGCGTGCGGTTTTTTCCCGGGAAATTCCTTGCTGCATCATCACCTTATATCAAAGGATTGTTTAGAAAAAAAGAGAAAAAATGGGGGTGCTGCGCTGTGTGGGCAGCGTAGGCGGCGACAGGTGGTTGATAGCAAATCCACGAACCCGGCACCATTGGCCAATCGAAAACTGATAGCAATACTTCCGAAATCGATGCGCATGCAGTCAGGATCCTAAAGGAAACCTGCTATCATTGTCGTTTATTCAGCCATTCCGCCGCGGAGTGCAGTGACTCGATCAGCTTCTTTCTATCCGTCGATGCATCTTCCAGCCGTAAACGCCAGCGAGGCTTCCGGTAACGACACAAAAACATCTCACTCCCATCTTCCGACAGTTCTAAACCGTAACAAGGCTGCTTTAACAGGGTAGTTCTATTGGGATTATCCATAGCGGATTACAGTTTTTACCCGGGTGTCTCCCGTTCTTACCTGCAAATATAACCAGAACCGCCCAATAATCCAACCCCAAAACGAGAATAGCAGCGGCGAAAGCCGCTGCTATTTTTCTTATTCCTTCTTCAGCGCATCCTGCCAAGCACGCAGATTACCGAGCATGTTGCGATACGCCGCATCCGCCCCCTGGGCATAGCGGTCATGATACCCAAGCCCTGATGGCGAATCCGCCACCGTTTCAATCACCCGCTGCGCCTGCAGGCAATCTTCCATCAGGCTGCTGATAACAGCCAAAGCGATGTCGTACTGAGATTTTTTCAGGTCAGATACCTGATGAACAGAATGGGAACACATCATTGTTTCCATATTGGATTACAGTTTTTACCGGGGTGTCTCCCCTTCAAGGGTCCTACTAAGTTAGTCATTTTCAACCACATATCCAAATAAACGCCCCTTTATTTCCCCTCTAATTCACTAATTTTCAGCCTCTTCCAGCACCATAACCGCACACCCGTCTCCGCTCTATTCACCCATAACCGCACACCTATTCCCACCTCAACCCGCTCGGGGAACGCCGCCCGGCAAGGGGGTGCAGCAGCACTCCCGACGAGGGCAGCCGCTGCCTGCGCCGTCCACACTGCGCAGCCCGCCCAATTTTTTCTCTTTTTTTTCTAAACGATCTCTTGAGATTTGGCGATGATGCAGCAAGGAATTTCCCGGAAAAAAACCGCACGCCCGAAGGGCGCTCAGGATTTTTTTCGGGAAATAGCGTAGCGTTCCTTGATGTATCATCGCCAAAGCTCTTTCTTTGTGAAGAAAAAGAAGAGAAATTATCAGTAGTAACTCCCATCGGCTGAGGCATCCGCTTCCGGCATTTTGCATCAAGATAACTATCATTCGCACCCTTCGGAAAATCACCTGCAGACAGCAGAAAAACACCACCCCGCATATACTTACATGCAGTTAATCGCCTCCCCGGCACACCCTGAACACTTCCCGTCACTACTTCCAACCTTTCCCGGCAGAGGAAAAAAAATTCCCCCGACGATTTTTCATTTCGTCGGGGGAATTTAAGTCATTCAGAAGCCTCTCAGCAGGATTAGCCCAGTGGATCATCTTCGATACCACCGTCTCCGCCTTCATTACCGCCACCTTCATTGCCGGAAGGTTTGCTGGTAACTCCGTTCTTTTTGAAGCTCAATGTCTTCATCAGAGACTTCAATTCAGGACAAGGAGTGAAGACAATACGAGCCTTCGTAATCATCGTTGCGTTGAACTTGTCTTCAGAAACGGCACCTTTCGAGCCGATTACGACACGGAAACTTCCGAGGTCCTGCAGACGGACAATCTCACCGTTAGCAAGCTTTTCCTGCATGGTGGTCATTAGTGAGTCGAGCACAGCCTTTGCATCGGATGCAGTCACCGTACAACGGTCGGCAGCAGCACGGGTTAAGGTTTTGAAATCAGCCTCGCCACTGGCTTTTGTTTGGGCGTAGAACTTCGGCGCTTCGTTCGGCTTAGCCGGATTTTTGCGGGCAGATACAGAATAAGATACAGCCATTTTGTAACAGATTTAATGGATTTATATTGGGGGTTATCATCTTCCTGGCGTCAGGAGGATGATACAAATGTACGCACGTACGCGCGAGGCCTTCGGGGGTCCGTGCGGATGCGTACGGATTTGTGCGGTTATATCACCGGACGTGTTTTCTTACCCCCGTAAAATATCGGGAGTTTATGGCGTAAAATTCTTCTTACCCCCCGTAATATTTTTCTTACTCCCCCCGCAAAAAGCCCGATCATACCCGTAAGAAATTCTTTACGGGGGGTAAGAAAACATTTACGGGGCATAAGAAAACGCTTACAGGCCCATCCGGAGGCGTAAGAAAATTCTTACGCCCGATTACGGACATTGTTACCGGTATGTGACCGTGTTGTGGCCCAGTTGTTACCGAATGTTACATAAATGTGACCGCAACCCCGCTCATAACGCTTGTAGCGGGCATCACTATGACTCCCCTGTTACCTGCCTGTGACTCCACTGTTACCCGCTTGTGACTCAATGTTACACTTCTGTTACACTTTCCCCTCCGAATTGTTACTGGCTGTTACCGCCCGGGCACAAAAAAGCCGCTCCTTTTCATGGGGCGGCTTCTTCAGTTGAACTTTTCACCGGTTACTACTTCCTATCAGACTTTCGGTCGCCCGATTTACCCAACAGGGAGGCGATGAGGTCGATAACTTTCTCGTTCGTAAACACGAATTTCAGGGTGCGAAACACCCATTTCAGTACAGTTTTCATAGTGGTATCAGCATTAATTGTTCGGCGGCGAAGGTACGAAGCCCGGACACAGCGGCAGACGGTGCGTCAGGTTGGCGGCGGATGGGGGCGGTTATGTGCGGTTATCAGTCATGCAGACGCCGGAAAGCCTCGGCACAAAGCGGAGCATATTCCAGCGCGGCGTCGAAACAAGGACATTGCTTTATCCACTCCCGCGGCTCGATGATACCGTTTCCGTTCAGGTCGGGACTGAGATCGCGGTGTCCGCAGACCGTGCTTTTCGGGTAGACCACAAGCAGCTGGCGGATGAGGAAGCGCAGCGACTCACGCTGTTCCGCCGTGCGGGTATCGGCGGCGATGCCGTCGGGCGTCAGCCCGCCTTCATAGGCAATGCCGATGGAATGGGCGTTGAAGCCGCGCACGTGGGCACCGACACGGTCGAGCCGCCGCATCGGGAAAATGATCCCTTCACGGGTGATGTAGAAATGATAGCCGCAACCGCCCGAAAAGCGGCGGCGGTGTTCCGCCTCCAGCTCATCAGGCGCGAGGCGATGATTGCAACGGGAAGCGGTGCAATGCACCACAATCAGGTCAATACAGCGGATGCAGTCCAGACGTAGCGTTGGCATGCTGTCGGCAGGCATTACGCTGACAGCGGCAGGAACAGGTTGGCGGATGATGACTGCTTTCATGGTCAGAAGGGTGAGCCGAAGGCGTTTTCAATCATTCCGGCCTGCCGCGGGGTGAGCACACGCGCCGTGAGGTGGTAGTTCGTATCGGCAAGGATTTGTAACAGTTCCGGACTGTCTTTTATCCAAGCCTTCAGGCGGATGCTGGCGGATGCCGGGGCGATGTTCGGAAAGTAGAGAACGGCCAGTTCCTTGAAACCGTAAGAACGATTTTCGAGGTGTGCCGACACACCAGCCGGCACACTGCCGGAGGCGGTGCGTAAATGGGCGGTTACACCGCCTGCAGTGGCGGCGATATTGCGGGGTTTGGGGAGAAATGCGTCAGAGGTCATAATAATAATAATTGTTTGATTTACAAGTGTAAATGTACGCTTTTTGTACGAAATGGCGTGCAGACAGGCACGGAGGCTATATATAAGTATAGTTAGGAGTGTGCAAAACAGTGTGCAATGTCTTCCGTGACAAGTGCCCGAAAAGTGCCCGATTGTTCGTTCGGTAAGTGGCGGTAAGCGTCCGGTAAGTGGCGGTAAGTGCCTTGTTTTAGCACGCAAACAGTACGCAGAAGGTTGAATAGTTGTCCACTATTCCGCTTTGCCTTTTGTCCACATCATTACTGTGCAATACCGCTTTAGGCTATCAGAAGACTGGATTTAAGGTTAAATTTCGTCCACTACAGACCTGAGATTCTTGTCCACTTCCGGTGCCCGTTCCCGTCCGGCCGCCGCAGGCGGAAGGAGACGGCGGCTTTGCCGCCTGGGAGAGTTGGGCCCGTCTTCAGCGGGCACACACTGGGCTTGGCCGGACGGCAGGCGGCACGAGGCGGGGAATGGTCGCAGGCATCAGGGCGGAGTAACTTCAGGAAACTCCGGGACGTCAGCGGAAGCCCACAACGGAAAACCTCCCGAATAAACGCCCGCTCCCCCGCCTTGCCGCCACGACCGGGGTGCGAGAGTTGGCCGTAACCCTCCATAATCGCACAATGCAGCACCCCGAAGCACGGCGGCACAGCGGCAGACTGACACCCATCAGGCAGTGGCGTCCACGCCGAACGGTCAGCCCCGGCGGCAGCGGGTAGCTGCGGGGCTGTAGAAAACCTGCGGTATTAAATATAATAGTCATTTCTGGCGGAATAGTCATTTTGGGTGTATTCCCGCCCAAAATGCCCGCCAGACAATGCCTATTATGTTTTAATACTAAGCACCCCTCTCTTTTTTCTGCTCCGGCAGAGAAAAAAGGCAATACCGCTGAAACACAAAGCTCCGTAACATCGGCGGGCAACAGGCCCGACGATACTTCTGAACGCGGCAACCCCTTCCGTCCTGAACACCCGGATGCCTGCGCGGTAACACCAGCCCCGGCACCAACCCCGGCCGTAAACCACCACCCGTCCCACCTTCGGCCTGCTCCGAAACTGACCGATAACTGCAGCCTGATAACCGCACCAACCCAAGGCGGCCTGCCCCGCCCGGCACAAGCAAACCCAAAGGGACAGGCGGCATGTGCGTAAGAACCGAAAGTTCCATAACCGCACAAGCCCCATAGCTGCCCCCAGAACAGAAACAACCGCCCCTAATGCGGCTTGCCCTTTGCGGTCGACGCTGGCGCTGCAGCCTGCGGAGGCGCGGGCGGCGGACGCATTGGGCAAGTGGCATGATGACAGAGACACCGCCACCCATTCCGAAAGGACTACTCCCATCAGCAGCAACAAAACTGATAGCAAATCTTCGCGCCGGCAAGATCTTCCTGAAGAAATATTGCTATCTCTACAGCCAGGGGATCTTGGCTCGATCAGCGAAGCTTCAGCAGAAATTGCTATCAATCTCCGGCAGCCGGCTTCATTCCTGGACAAACTTTTGCTATCAGGCATACCAGGTACCAAGGCGATATCTCCGGAGAGGTTGCTATCATCCCCACTCATAAGCAACACTATTCCCGCAACGCCACTTCTTCCAACTCACGCAACGCCGTCGTATAGTTCCGCAACGCCCGCTGTATCCGCTGCAGTTCGCGCTCCTGTTCTGCGCTTTTCTTCTCCCGCTCCCGGACGAACTTCGCTACTTTCGGGTACTCCCGCATCACGTACTTCAACGCCTCGCTGCCCGTCGCCTTGCCCGTCAACGCCTTCAACGCCTCCAACTGCGCGGCTTCCTCCGCCGTTAGCCTTATTGTGAGTGTCGATACCTTCTCGCTGCTCATCGCTCTACCTCCTTCCTGACGTCGGACTTCCGGCCTTCAGTACCTTCCGAGGTGGCGTTAGCCGCCGAAGGGATTACCGAAAGCAACGCTTCCGTTTCTTCCCGGTTCATCTTGTCCGCCCGACTGAAAGCCTCGGCATACGTGCCGCATCTCGTCCCGAAACGCTCTATAGCCACGCCGCACGCCTTTACCTCATGCGCCACACACCAGCCCCGGCGCATCTTACGGGGATAATACTTGCCGCCTGGAGCGGCTGCTCTTTTTCCTTGCAATTCTTCCATAATTCTACATTTTGCTCTCGACACGAATGTCGGGAACCGATTTATATTCTGGGGAAATCACCGTCCATAGGACCGCCCTTTCCCCACTCGTTGACGAGCCGTTCTCGTCAACCCTTCGTCAACCCCCAGCATGCTCTGCGCCACATTCCGGTATCCGTTGACGAGAATTGCACGAGTCTCTCGTCAGCCACTCGTCAACCCCTCGTCAATCCTTCGTCAACTCCCCGTCAGTCACCCTTATGATGCCTCGGCAGGCATCGCCTTCCGCAGTTGCGAAAGCAAGTAGCGGGTAGGCATCGTAATCTTGCCTTTCGACCGGCGTACCTCGTCAATCGCCTCACGCAATGCCCGCTCCAAGCCCTGAGCCGCCTTCAACACCTTCTCCACATCGTAACTGGGCACCTTCGCCACCCTGAGCAACTGGCGCAGTTCCGCTTCCACGTCCGCCTCATGCGGCCGTACTCGCAGACGTCCCGCCGCCACCAGCGAGCGCAGCGAGGGCATCAGGTAACTGCATACCGTCAGCTTGCCGCCGCTCCGCCGCACCTCGTCGGCCAGCGTCCACAACGGCGAGTCGTCCGCCTCTATGCCTTCAACGGTGCATATCCAGCGTACGTCATCCGGATTTACGCTCATGCTCTCCAGCAACAGGCGCAGCCTGTCCTTTCCCCCGGAAAGCGAAGCCTTGTCCGCCTCCTCCCGGGGGGAGTTTGAGGAGGGTATAGTTTCACTTATATAGCTTTTAATAGATTTGTCGGATTCTTCCGGAAGATTTCCAGAAGTTTCCGGAAGTTTCTGGAAACTTTCCGGAACGTCCTTCGCCTCCTCTGCTTTCAGTTGTGCCAAAACAGCCGTACCAACACCCTGAGGCGGTGTTTCCGCGGCAGCCGCAATCGCCGCTTGCCGTGGCGCCTCTTCATGAGACGACGGCGAAGCCGGAAGCTGTGCCGCAACCGGACACGACGGCACAGCCGGAGAGGTGGCGGGAAGTGATGCCGGCCTCTCACTTCCGCCTGCCGCTTCCGCGCCCATTCTTCCGGGAACAATCCGCATCGCCGGATATTCCTCGTCCGGAAACAGCCGCGGCAAAGGAGGTGCCTGAGGTGCCGACTGTTCAGTCGGTATCAGGCGCAATTCCTCCTCAATCACCGGAGATTTTTTGCATACTTTGCAGATGTCCACGTATCGCGCTTGGATGCTCCGGCCGGTCACTATCCCGCGTTCCTGCCACAGCCGGGCGTTGAAAAGGCCAATCTCCGCACAATAACCGATGATTTCCGTCACCAGTTCCTCGTCAATGGCCCAGTACTCCGACACATCAAACAGATGGTCTTCCGTAAACTGCAGGCAGTATCCCCGTACGCGATAAATTTCATTCAGTACGTACTGGTACACGGCGTAGCCGGTACAGTGATAACGCTTCTTCAGGCGCTTAATCTTAATGTCCTGAAAACGGTCCGTCTCCGCCTTATAATAGCTAAACCCTTGCTTTGCCATCTTCAGCCTCCTCTCCCTTCATATCATTACAAGTCAATACAGTATCCAGCATCTCAGCGGCATAGAAATAACCGCTTTCCGCCCCGCTATAAACGCCCTCCAGATACAGGCAACCACGTTTTTCGTACTTCTTCCGCTTGTCTTCGCTTGTCCGTTCCTCTTCACGCAGCCTTTGCAACAGCCGAAGCAAATCGGCATGCAGTTTCTTTTCCTTGTCCATACCCGCGCCTCCTATCTATCAGCGTCCGCGTCAGTTGCTGCAACCCGCTGCAGTGCCGCCTCTATCTCTTCACGCCTATAGAGGTAGGTCTTTCCCAGACGGTAACAAGGTATCACCCCGTCACGTCGCAAATTCTTCAGCGTGGACAGGGAGATACTAAAAATCTGCATCACGTCCGTACTTCTCAAATACTCTTTTTCATTCATCCCCTGAAGCTGTTCCAGTGCTTCCGGTGCCTGCTTCACAACTAATGTCTTTCTCATTATTCTATCTTTTTGTTATTGATTACCCACTTTCTTTTCCGGCTCCTCCTTCTTCGTTGCATACAATTCCTTGAGAGCCGCCATATCATCCATGACCTTCTTATCCACAATCTTAGCATATATCTGCGTGATGGCCAGCGAAGCATGTCCCAGCATCTTCGATACCGTTTCAATCGGAATACCTTGTGACAGCGTGATTGTTGTGGCAAACGTGTGTCGTGCCATGTGCATAAGTAACAGGAAAGCAAGCGATAACAAAAATGAGTAGATAAAACTTAAATGGTTGGTATTTAGCATATTCGCTGAATTCTGCCAAATGAGTAAAACGCAAAAAAAGGTAATTTATAGTATTCGTTCAGTTACCAAAGCGTTAGCTGTCCAGTTACCGAAGCATACAGGTAACGCAATGAGGAGTACAGAATCTATCACGATGGGCTATTATTCACTGGTCGTCAATGTTTTGCATATCTAAGAGCGCTTATAAATTAGGTAATTTTGCCATTAAAGAATAAGCGTATGAAAGTAGAAAAATTCAAGGTGTTGCTCTACCTGAAAAAGAGCGGTCTTGACAAGTTCGGAAAGGCTCCAATTATGGGACGAATAACGGTGAACAACACGATGGCGCAATTCAGTTGCAAGCTGTCATGTGCTCCAGAGTTATGGAATCCACGGGAGAATCGGTTGAATGGAAAAAGTAAAGAAGCGGTGGAAACCAATGCAAAAATCGACAGGTTGCTATTGGCTGTAAACTCTGCCTTTGATTCTCTCGTGGAGCGGAAAAATGATTTTAATGCAACGGATGTAAAAGAAATGCTTCAAGGCAGCAAAGATACCCAAATGACATTGCTCAAGCTGTTCGACAGGCATATCGAGGAAGTGAAGTCCCGTGTGGGGATAGACATATCCCACCGTACACTTCCAAACTATATTTATACCCGTAACCGTCTTGCAGAATTCATAAATTGCAGATTCAAGGTGTCAGACCTTGCCTTTTGCCAGCTTAATGAACTGTTTATACGTGAATTTCAGGAATATGTAGTAATTGAGAAACGACTGGGAGTCCAGACTGTGCGTCACTATTTGGCCATACTGAAAAAGATTTGCCGTATCGCGTTCAAGGAAGGACATTCGGACAAGTCCTATTTTGAACACTACCAGCTGCCAAAACAGAAAGAGACACCACCGAGAGCATTGAGCAAGGATGATTTCGAAAAAATAAGAGATGTAGAGCTTACCGGCTGCCGCCCCGAACACTCTATTGTCAGGGATATGTTTCTTTTCGCCTGCTACACCGGAACTTCATATGTTGACGTAGTTGCAATTACTCCTGATAACCTATCCAAGGATGATCAGGGAGCGCCATGGTTGAAGTACCGAAGAGGCAAAAACGGACAACTGTGCCGTGTCAAGCTGTTGCCGGAAGCCGTGGTTCTTATTGAAAAGTACAAGGATGAGACAAGGGCTACCTTGTTTCCTGTCATCCCCTACCAGGCTTTGAAGTGGTGTCTTACAAGCATCAAAATGAAAGTCGGGATAAAAGGCCGTTTGTCATACCACATGGGGAGACATTCGTTCTCGACCCTTATGACATTGGAAAACGGTGTGCCGATTGAAACTGTCAGCAGGATGCTGGGACATGCGGATATAGGTACAACCCAAGTATATGCCCGTGTGACTCCCAAAAAACTTTTTGAGGACATGGACAAATATATCGAGGCGACAAAAGACCTGAAACTGATTCTATAACTCTTAAAATATTTAAACAATGCGAAGTACATTTTCAATTCTCTATTATATTAACCGAGGCAAGGTCAAAGCCGACGGGACAACAGCCATCATGTGCCGTATCACGATTGACGGCAAGAGCAGTGTATTTACTACCGGATATTATTGCAATCCTGAATGCTGGAATACCAAAAACGGAACGGTAAAAGATGGCAGGACAAACGGTCTTCTTGCGAACCTACGGGCAAGGCTTGAAACTTCTTACATGAACCTGTTAAAGGAAACGGGTATGATAACTGCTGAAATGCTGAAAAACGAAATAACATGTGTAGGGACTGTTCCTGTAACTCTTTTGAAAACCGGAGAAGAAGAACGCGAAAGGTTGAGAATCCGTTCCGTAGCGATAAATTCTACCTCATCTTACCGTCAGTCCAAGTCTACTCAGGCATACCTGCACGAATACCTGCTTTCTATGGGGATGAATGACATAGCTTTTGAAGACATTACAGAAGATTTCGGTTGGGAATACAAACTATATCTGAAGGGTAAAGGTTGCGGTGCGAGTCACATCAACCACTGTCTTACATGGCTGAACAGACTGATATATATTGCCGTTGACAGGGAGGTTCTCCGTTTCAACCCGCTTGCGGATGTACCTTACGAGAAAAAGCCTACAGGTAAATTGAAACATATAAGCAGGGCTGAGTTGCAAAGGATTATGGAGCAGCCTATGCCGGAAAGATTGCAGGAACTTACCCGCAGGGCTTTCATATTTTCCTGCTTCACCGGATTGTCTTACGTTGATGTTAAACGGCTCTATCCTTCACATATTGAAACGACTTTAGACGGAAGAAAGTACATCCGTATCAACCGTAAAAAAACGGATGTGGAGTCATTCATACCTCTTCATCCCATAGCTGAACAGATATTGGCTATGTATAACACAACGGATGAAAGCAACCCCATATTCCCATTGCCAAAACGTGACATGTTATGGTACTGCATACATGAAATAGGCATCGTGGCCGGTATAAAGGAGAATTTGAGCTATCACGCCAGCAGGCATTCGTTCGGCACTTTGATGCTTTCTGCAGGTGTCCCGATAGAAAGTATAAGTAAAATGATGGGACACACGAGTATTAAAACGACACAAGGATATGCCAAAGTAACCGATGATAAAATATCCGAGGACATGGATAAGCTGATTAAACGAAGACAAGAGCAAAAGAACAATCCCGGACAGTCGTCCGTTCCCTCTGCCGTCCATAGAAGTTAGTACAGACTCTATTGAAAGCGAAAAGGTCAGGCGGCTTTGCCGTTTCGGGCTGAATCTTCCTCTTTCAGAGCGTATTCAGCCCGAAAACCTTTTCCCTTTCACGTCTGTACAATGGATACCGACGGCAGCGGAAACAAGCGACTGACGGAAAAGTCAGAAGAAAAATATAAAACAGCATATAGATGGAAATTAAATCACATCCGATTCTATTTCTATATGCTGTTCCCATTACTTAAGAAGGATATTTTTTAGAAATACAATAAAGTGGGCAGACGGTAAACTGCGCTCCCTCCAGAAAAATCAATTTTTGTTTTCTGCGGCTTTGGCTGTTATTCTCATCTGTTCGGCAAGAGTCATCACATTTGGGATACTGTCATGCGAGAGTAAAATGATGATTTTTCCACTTATTTTTTCTATTTTCCGCTATTGTAAATGACATCAAGTAGCTCATTTGCAAGTTTACCATCTGTGATTTTAATAATGTTATCTTCCTCTGTTACATAGCCAAGTATATTGATACTGCCATACCAGACCGTGGACCTATCTATGATACACGAGGATAAAGATAGTTTAGGTACAATCTTTACATATAATCCCAAACTTTTTAGATAATTCGTCTGACTGCTTTCCTCTGATGTAAGAATTGCAACTTGAACACCACTTGCATGAAGCTCTCTGAGCATTTTAACAAATGTGTTTCGTTCTGTATGATAGAGTTTTGGAGAGGATATGACAATAGATTGTCTTGAACTTTTCAAATTTTGCATAAATGCCAAACGGAATGTGTTACCATTGAAAATCTGTCCTTCATATGATGATGTTTGTAAGTCATCTGTATTATCAAACAGTGTCTGAGTATCTTTTGACAGTACCCGATAACCGATGGCAGAGTATCCTTTTAGGCGTTTACGATACATATTCTCACAAACAGGTTCGTGTATATCAATATAGTCATAAATACGAACATCTTTCTTTCCCTCATTCTCACGGTGCAAACGTCCGGCATATTGTGCCACCAATCCTTTCCATGAGATTGGCAGTGCCAAAAGCAGTGTATCAAGTCGTGGATAGTCAAATCCCTCTCCCACATATTTTCCCGTGGCTACTATTACAAGAGGGGCGTCTTTGGGGATATCTTGTAACTTTTGCAGCGTTTCTCTCTTGTTCTTTGCACTCCCTTCTCCTGTGAGTTGTATGATGTTGATGATATGTTGCTTCAACATTTCGGCAAGCAATTCTACATGAGAAGTTCTGGCAGTAAGTATTATAGGTGTTCGACCTGCCGCTACAACATTAAGGACATCCTCTACAATAAGATTATTTCGTATTTCCGATTCAGCGAGGGATTGTGATAGTTCCGTAAACGATTGCTTGTCATCGGTAACAGGTCTGTAAGATGTAAATCTCGGCACAAGATAACGCTGGAACGACTGCTTCTGTATCTGCGCCTTGGCATCGGCAGAAAAACGAATCGGACCGCATTGCATGAAGATTATAGGCTGCAAACCATCTTTACGGATTGGAGTGGCAGTAAGTCCATAGACATAATGTGCCGTAACATGCTTTAATACATTCTCAAATGTTATGGAAGATACGTGATGACACTCGTCTACAATGACCATCCCGTATCCTTTTATAAAAGGCTTGACTTCGTCATTTTCAAAACACGACTGCATAAGGGCTATATCAATAACACCATGCAACGTGTTAGAGGTAGAATCAAGACACCCGACTGGAGAAAATGCCTTCTTCCTTCCTCGTTTCTTGGAAATCTCATCTTCTGTAAAATCTATGTCAAGAAATTCAGACAGACGTTCATGCCATTGCATAAGCAATGCCTTGGAGTGTACCAGAATAAGAGTATTTGTCTTTCTTCGGGCAATCAGAGCCGCGGCTGTAACAGTCTTTCCAAAGGCTGTCGTTGCAGACAATACACCATTGGAAAATGGCATGAGGGCATTGATGGCATCCAACTGTTCATCGCGTTCCTTTCCTTTGAATGTTACGCCAATAGGTTTACCATGATTTGTATTATCAACTATTTCATAATCAATTTTGAGGGAATACAGCATGTTGATAATGGCATCCTCACACCCTCGAGGCATTGCAAGATATTCATCGGTAAAATCTGCACGGCAGATAATACGAGGAATGTTATATGTGGGAATACGCATCGCCTGTTTGCTGTAAAATTCAGGATTTTTGAACGCCGCAATATGTTTCAAATGATTACTAACCTTATCTGAAATAGATTTTAATGGAATATATATCCTGTCTGATTTATGTATTATAAGCCTGCCGTTAAAGTCTTCCTGTGTCGCATCTTGTATGACTGGTATTTCCCACGGTTTATTTTCCGAAGATGTGGCCAATGTTCCAAAATCTTCCTGCTGATGCTGTGTCAATAATGTATCTACGGTACTTTCATCTATTTTTCTTACATTGTACAGGTATGCCCATTGATTCTGGAACGGAAGAAACTGATCATCTACAAAAACGCTGTTTCCTGCTTTTCTGGCTTTTCCTTGCAATGGTAACGCAATGAGATTGCCGAATCCGCCTTCCGGTACTTTATCCTGATTGGGAAAGAAACGATCGTATGAATCGAATGTCATCCGCCCATTGCGCTTCATGGCTTCCGTAAGAATTGTATTGCCTAATTTCCTTGCTTTGCAGGCCGGTATGGGTTCATTAAAGAAAGTCCACACATGAGCGCCATTGCCAGAGCGTGAGCGTTCTATACTGAACGGAATTCTCCACTCTCTACAAATGGAAATAAATGCCAATACATCGTTCTTATATCCATGAGTACAATTCTTGTCATCAAAATCAGCACACAGGAAAGAACATTTATTATCAGAAGTAACAACGTACAGACCTATAACATCGCATCCGTTCTCATCTTTACCTTCCAGATGTCGGTATATGTCTTGATTGGTTAACGGGGCAAAATTGCGGTTGGGACACTCTGCACATTTATGCTTTTTCTTGTCACATATTCCTCTGCGCCATTCGTTGATACATACAGGTTGGTAACCACCCTTTTCTGTGGTTTTGTTGAACCATCGTCGTGCAAAAACATCATCCCGTCCCTTGAAAAAGTTACGGAACAATGCAATTTTCTCATCAAGAGAGAGTTTGATTGGAGGATATGTTATGGAAGAAAATGCTGCACTTTCATCAGCACGTTTGATGGAGGAATACACTATACCATGCTGTGAAAGTATTGACTTAAGTTCTTCATTTTCAGTAAGTAGGGCATTGTATTTAATGATAAGCGCATTGTATTTCTCTTGAAAACTGTCCATCTGTTATTTTGTTGCCATTAAACCACACAGTAATGCAATTCCAAAACTCAGAAACGTTCCGGCAAGGACATATTCTGTTTTTGCTGTATCCGTGTCTTTGAATCGAAGTATGGATTTTGCCGCTATGATAAAACCGATTGCTTCATATTGCCCAATGATAACGAATATGATTGTAAGAATGCGCTCTAAATTTCCAATCAACGCTCCTGCATTTTTGATATTTTCACAAGATTGTGTCTCTCCAACTTGATATTTCTTTAAGACCAGCTTGATCAGGATGTTTGCAGGCTTGATGCACAATAGTAACGCCAATATGAACAAAGGTATAGAGTAGGTACCATTGCAATCCATTGATTGGATTGGCAACTTTGTTGTAGAGTCAAAGAAAAATGTCACTATAATCAATATCGCCAAATGAGCAACCTGATCAATCACAAAATTCCATAATCCTTTGGGGCTATATGTTTTGATAACATCTATCACCAGATGAGAAAAAGCAATGGCAAGGGCATAAAATCTGAATTCATAAATAGGAACAACTGCCCATGATACCACGCCGATAATAAGCGAATGCACATACAGGAACCAGCTTTTGAACTTCCTTTCCTCTTTCTGTGCACAGTATTTATCATTTTGCAGGTAAAAATCTCCTATAACATGTGCCAATAACAGACTTAAAAACAACCAATTATTCATATTCTTTAAAATTTATCTGTTCAAAATACTTTATAGATTCTTCTATACAATACCATTTTGTAGCTGTAGAAGCATTATTTACACTGGCTTGGGATATACCCAGTTTCTTGGCAATGTCTGCCTCTTTAAAACCAAGCAGTTTATAGTAAACGACTTCACTTTGGCGCACAGTCATATCATTTAATATGGCATCGGTCAAAAGAGCTATAGTTTGTAAAGGGGCAGATAATTGCTTTTTACTTGTATGAACAGACATCGTTCCCTTATTAAGGGAACTCATCTCCTCAAGCGCACGTCCTGACAGATATATAGCCTCACCATCCCAAATGCCTTGTTCGGTATTCACTATTCTCATATCTCCAATACCAATGGCCATTCGTATTCCGTATGTATGGAAATTTTTCGTCTTTTCATTTTTAGCTGTGGAAAAAGATTTGATGCAGGATTTGATTATAAAGGCTATCCGGAATACGTTTGATACATTCTGCATTACACACTCTATATAGTCCCCTTTTATTTGGCGACCTTCAAAATCAGGATAACTCACTTTTAACAAGCTAAATAATGATTCTATCCTTTGCTTTAATCCTATAGTTTCATTCACGGACAAGGAAGTGGACGAAACTATATCCGCTGAAATTGTTGCAAACATATTATTGTCCATTGATTTGATAACAAAGGTATGAATTTTCTTTTATTCCGCCAAATTATAGACCAAATAACCTATAATCGTAGAATATAGACAAATAAGTCTATAAAGGTAATTTATATACAATATGAGCTATAGCAAAAATCTGCACCATTTCCATAGGCAAATGATGCAGATTATAGAGCAAGACAAACATATCCATTATTTCCTGTACGCCTCCTTGTACCCTTTCATCAGTGTCTTTTCTATGTCAGAAGCCCGGTAGAGAATCTTGCCGCCTACCTGTGTGTAAGGCAGAATGCCGTTGTTGCGGTAGTCCTGCAGGGTTCTCCGGCTTACTTTCAGCAGGAATGCCACTTCCTTGTCCGTCAGCAATTCATCGCCATAGGCAGACGGTTGCCGTTTTTCCAACAACTTTTCGAGCAGGGCCAACAACCTGTCGAAATTCGAGTGGAACGCCTTTACCCACTCGTGGTCCTTTTCTCTGATTTCATTACTCATACGCGTTTGATATTGGTTATACATTATTTTTGAAACTCGTTCAAATGGTCTTGCCTTTCCAGCGGGCTTCCTTGCGCTTGTTCTCCACGTTGCCGACTACCCGTTCCACATCGTCAGGACGATAGTAAGTCCGGTTCCCGATTTTGGTAAAGGCAAGCGTCCCGTTATCCCTCAGGGTCTGCAAGGTTCTCGGACTGATACGCAACCTGCGGCAGACCTCGTGGTTGTCCATCCATTCACCTGTTTCCTTTCCGCCATGTTCACGGCACAGACTTTCCACCCGCTGCACGAAGTGATCCAGTTTGGCGGCAATCTCCTCGAAAGTCCTTTTTTCAAAGCTGATGATTTCCATTGTCTTCCTTATTTTCAGTTAAACATATATTCAAAAACCCAGAACAGAACAGTTCTTTTACAGCCGATATTCCATCATGTATCATCGTCCTATTCTCGGCTGGAAATGTGACCGTTTTATCTTGTTTCCACTGCAAATAAAAGCAGTAGAAATCACACTGCAATGGATTTTCAGGCCGGTGACGATGCGTTACCCGGAATGACATCATGTTACATATCAACTGCATACAATGAACCTCCTTCATAAACAGAATCCGCTTGAACAATCCGGTCTGTAGGAATCACTCCGGCAAATTACGGCAGGTAGCACTGACCGCCCAATCGGTATAGTGCATAGGGTAACATAATTGCCATAGTTCCTCCATTTGCTTGATTCTGTTTACTATACACATTTCCTTTGCTCACGACAATGAGTCAAGGTGCGCACCGAGACCAGTGAGTAAACCGATTAAAATCAAAAATGTATGGCAACAAAAAAGAACTTGACCAAAGAAGAGTGGGAGGCTATGACAGGTACGGATATGTCACTCCTACTCCCGTCAGATGGCAGCATTGAAACTGCCCGTGAATCATCATTGAATGATACCGGAAAAGAGAGGTCAGAAGGAACGGTGGAACAGACCGACTTCACATCCGAGAACCTGCAACCGTCAACAGGAAAAGAGGAAGCCGTTCCAACGACTCAGCGTCGTATAAGCAGCAGGCAGAGGAAGCTTTCTCTGGACGAATACCGGAAAGCCTTTCTTCAGGTCCCGAGAATCGAAGACCGCAAGCCCGTGTTTGTTAGCGGCGAGGTACGTGACAGGCTGGACGAGTTTGTCCGCAGGTTGGGAGGACGCAAGATGAGCGTTTCAGGACTGCTTGAGAACATTGCCCGACAGCATCTTGAAATCTACTCGGAAGACTTCGAGCAGTGGAGAAAACTGTGATATTTTCCTGAATGACAGACTTACTGACTCCAGTCATTACAATATTCAGACAGTCTGTAGCCGACCTGAGGGGGTAACGGACAAAACTTCAGTTTTGGGAGTTAGCGAGGTTATCTTTCGGGATGCCGAAAAATGTCGGACAAGCCGCCATTGCACCCGAAAAACCTCGCTCCACTCCCAAGTGGAGGCAATCCGCTCCCGATGGTCGCAGATTGTGAAAAGCCGAATTGAAAATCAATAACCAAGTAAAAAAATCGCAATGATGAATTATAAGAAAACAAACAAATCAAAGCCCAGAGGCAGACCACAGGTAAGCACTCTGAAAAGACTTACAAAGTCGGTAACGGTGAAGTTCTCGAAGCCCGACTATGAGAAGCTACGCCACCGAAGCAAGAATGCCAACCGCACGCTTGCCGAGTATATAAGAGACGCAGCTTTTGATGCCCGAATAGTAGCCAAACATTCGGCTGAGGATGCAACCGTAATCCGCAACCTTACGGGTATGGCAAATAACCTTAATCAACTGACAAAACTGTCGCATCAGACGGGATTCTATCGAACGAAGAATGTAGTGATGGAACTGCTTGCCAAGTTGAAGGAGGTATTAAGCGACTACAAAACCGAAGAAAGGAGGTGTCGATGATAGGCAAAATCAAGAAGGGTAAATCCTTTGGTGGTTGCATACGCTATGTGATGGGAAAAGACAATGCCGAAATCATAGCATCGGATGGAGTACTGCTCGGAAGCAATAGAGAAATGATTGATAGTTTCAACTATCAACGCCTCTTAAATCCGAAGATTAAGCAACCGTTAGGACATATTGCTTTGAGTTTTAAGCCAGAAGATGCGCCACGATTAAGTGATGAATTTATGGCTAAAATCGCATTGGAGTATATGGAACTGATGGGCATTAAGAATACCCAATTCATTTTGGTAAGGCATCATAACACCGACAATCCGCATTGTCACTTGGTATATAATCGCATCAACTACGATGGTAAGGTAATCTCTTCGCAGAACGATTTCAAGCGTAATGAGATTGCAACGAAGAAGCTAAAAGACAAGTATGGATTGACCTACGCAGAGGATAAGAGCAAGACTAATGTGAGGAAACTCCACAATCCTGAACGGGTGAAGTACGAGATTCATAATGCTGTTAAGGCTGCATTGAAACGGAGTCGGACTTGGTGGGATTTGGGTAACCAACTTCAAAAGCAAGGTATAGGAATGACCTTCAAGATTAACCGCAGAACGGGTAAGAATGAGGGGTTGAGTTTCACCAAAGACGATTACACTTTCAAGGCTTCCGATGTGAGCAGACAGTTCAGCTATTCAAAACTTGATAAACAATTAAGTTGGGATATGCCGAAAATACAAGCCGAAATTGAGCCTAAACAGCAACCGATAAGGCAAGAAGCAGAGCAAAATTACAGTGTTACTAATAGCCTTATTGAAAGCAATGGATTGGGCTTATTGACTCCATCGGATGCTCCACCAGAGGATGAGCAAGTACCTTCTTGGCAGAAACAAAAGAAGAAGGAGCGAAAGAAGAATCGAGGAATAAGATTCTAAACAAACAAATTTTTCACACTTAAAACAAATTGATATGAGTAATAAAAACTTTAACCACAACGACCACGAGTCGTTTATGGAAGGCATCTACGGATGCTTGGAGAGAATCGAAACTGCATTAATTGAATTGCAAAAGTTTCAACGGAGTGAAGGTGATTTCACAGTTCCTAATGTGGACAACACTGTATTAGTTCAAGAAATTAAGGCTCTTGTAGAAAATGCTACAGGTGCTAATTGTAAGTACACAGAACGCAAGATTCAAGAACTTACAAAGACTCTGAGTGAAAATCTCGGTGTTGTCAATGACAATGTAAAGGGTGTTTCAAGTAAGAATAAGCCCGAATTTGTAGCCATTCAAAACGAGTTTGAGAACCTTAAAAAGTTGACAGCATCACTTATACCGATGATTGAGGAGTCCAAAGTTCTCCATAGAGAGAATGACTATAATTTCAATTTGAACTTCAATTCCAAACTTGATTGGTTTATGCTTACACTCAATACCATTGTCATCGCATTCTTAGCGTCTTCATATTACTTTGAGTCGCAGCGAAACAAGGATGAAGAGGATGACTCTCTCAAATATCGCTATATCAAGATGAAAGGCGATGCCTCGGCAGAGCAGATAGCCACTTTGGAGGATATCTTTGAACTCAACCGCAACAACGAAGCAATCGAGCAGATGCGTGAGGATGTGGAGACCTATGAAGAGGCCGTTCGCAAACAAGCTGCTCTTGCCGAACAAGCAAGGCTCAAGGAGCAGGCAGCAAAGGAACAGGAGAGCAAGGCCAAGTCCATCAAGGACAAGCAAGAGCAGCCAAAGGATAACCCAAACAAAAAATCAAAACCGTGAGCCTATGGCAAGTATCAAGGTAAAGTTTCGACCCTCAACAAGCGAAAATAAGGAGGGAACAATCTATTATCAAATCATTCAGAATCGTGTAATCCGTCAACTAAAGACGGATTACCGACTCTTTATGTGCGAATGGGACGAAGATAACAATGTAATAATCGCCACCAATGACAGCCGACAGAACTATCTACAATCCATCGAAGAGCTAATTGATTGGGATATTAAGCGGCTACAATCCATCATCAACCAATTAGAGAATAAGCGAGTAAAATATACAGCCGATGATATTATTGCTACATTTCAAAAGCAAGACAACGAACAATCGTTATTCAACTTTATGCTGGGTGTTATTGCTAAATTGCAACAAATGGGCAAGCAACGCACATCAGAAACCTATCGTTGTACGCTCAAAAGTTTTATGCAGTTTAGAGAGGATAAAGATGTGCTATTGGAAGATATTGATTCGGATTTAATGTTGATGTATGAGGCTTATTTACGAGGTCGAGGATTGACCAAGAACAGCACCTCTTTCTATATGCGAATACTCCGGGCTGTCTATAATCGTGCAGTTGAAAAAGATTTAACCACTAATCGAAACCCATTCAAACACGTTTATACGGGTATTGATAAAACGGTCAAGCGAGCAATCCCATTAAAAGCTATCAAGCAGATTAAGAATCTCGACCTGTCATTGCAACCATCGTTGGATTTTGCTCGTGATATGTTTCTCTTCTCGTTCTACACTCGTGGAATGTCGTTCATTGATATGGCATATCTTAAGAAGAAAGATCTATCCAATGGCATACTATCATATCGCAGACGCAAAACCGGGCAACAACTCTTCATCCGTTGGGAGAAGTGTATGCAGGAGATTGTGGATAAGTACGATAGTCCACTATCGGAATACCTGTTACCTATAATAAAGCCAATGAATGGCGATGAACGCACACAGTATCAGAATGCGATGTATCTCATTAATCGCAAACTCAAAGACATTGGCAAGATAATAGGTGTTCAACTACCTCTTACAATGTATGTAGCAAGGCATTCGTGGGCAAGTGTGGCGAAGAACAAGAATGTACCAATATCAGTAATCAGTGAAGGAATGGGACACGATTCCGAAATAACAACTCAGATTTATTTGGCTTCACTTGATACCTCTGTAGTAGATAAGGCTAATAGTATGATTCTTAATTCGCTATGA